CTACTGGAACAACGTATTCTGGAACTGGCGCAGCCGGAGGATATCCAAAAACAGATTTAGGTTGGTATTCTATAACTACAACCCCACAAACAATTTTCATAAAGCCAGCAGTTGCTGGAGTATATGCTGAAAACGACTACAATATTTCAGTAAGTAAAGATGATGTTAGTGTCGCAAATGGTCGAATTCTTACAGTTACGATACAATTTAGAGATGATGACAGCGGGGATCCACCAATCTTGCCATTACCAAAAGGTGCTGCACCTGGCGGCGTTGATGAGCCAGTCAAAGGAACACTGACTAGTTCAATTAAGGCTCTTGTACCCACAGGGTCTAACGTCGACTTACCACTACCTCCTGCAACAATCAATAATACAGGTTTTAATTAATCAAAATCTAAAAATTCATTGACATTTGTCCTGAAAGATTATATAGTTTACTATACCTTTCAGGATTTTTTATGGACGACACAGTAAAAAAAGCATTCGAAATATCTAATTTTATGTCTGCATTAGCAGAGCAAAAAAGAGTACTCTTAGAAGAGTACCATCAAAATTCCATATATTTTTTCAATGGCACAGTGTTTAAAGTTGATAAAGAGCTTATCAATTTTGTTAAAACTTTGATTGACTTAGGGCAAGATTCGTTTGTCCTTATTGATAACAACAACACACCGGTAGATATACAAAATCCAAAGAAATTTCTACAAGAATTGCTCGACAAGTATTTCTTTGCAGCAAACGCATATAATACTAAGTTTCAAAAATTAAAATCTAGCAGATCGGTAGAAAGTTTATTAGATATATGAATCGTGGTATACTAATTTTTGCCTACAACAATCAAGAAATTGATTATGTAAAGATGGCAGTTTTTGCTGCCAGGCGTGCTACTGAACATTTAAATCTCCCAGTTACTCTAATTACAGACAAAGATATAACATCTGAAGATGTAATATCTGTATTTGAAAAGATCATTGTTGTTACAGATAACAGTAATCAAAATAAAAGATTTTATGATGGCGATTCTGATTTCAAATTACTTAACTGGAAAAACTATACTAGAAATACTGCTTATGACTTGACACCTTATGATGAGACCTTGGTCATAGATTCTGATTTTATCATCAACTCGAATTTTTTAAGGTATTGTTGGACTCAAAAAAATGATTTTTTAATTTACAAAGATTCCTTTGATTTATCTAGTAGTAGAGAAACATCTGAGTTTACATTTATCAGTGATTTAGGCATTCCATTTTATTGGGCTACAGTTTTCTTTTTTAGAAAAACTGAAAGGATAAAAGTGTTTTTTCATCTTTTAGGAAAGATTAAAGAAAATTGGGACTATTATTCTAAAGTGTTTTACCTCCCAACTAAAAAATTTAGAAATGATTTTGCATTTAGTATGGCTATTCATATGATGAATGGGTTGACTGAGGGGGATTTTGCAACATCGATGCCTAACAAATTATGGTTTATTACTGATAAGGATATTTTATTAGAATATTCAAACACAAGAATGACATTTTTAATACAATCTAAAGATAGACGATATATCCCAGTGGCCATTAATAAAAAAGACATTCATGTTATGAATAAATTTAGTTTAATGAGAGTAATCAATGTCTAAAGGCCATGTTTTTTTAGCACAAAATTCTAAAACTGATTATGTATTTCAAGCATATATGCTTGCCTTAACGATAAAAAAACATAATAAAAGGCATAATCAGACATGTTTAATAACTAACGATGCAGTTCCAGATAGGTACAAGCACGTATTTGACAACATCGTTGAGATTCCTTGGAATGATTCTGCAGAAAACAACGAATGGAAAATTGAAAATCGTTGGAAGATCATCCATGTTTCGCCTTTTAAAGAGAATCTAGTTTATGATACTGATATGTTACTGATGTCATCAAATGATCATTGGTGGGATTTCTTAGCTAACAAAGATGTTGTTCTTACTAGTGAAGTTCGTACATATAGAGATAAAATAGTAACAAGTGACTTTTATAGAAAAGCATTTACTGATAACAATTTGCCCAATGTTTATATGGGCGTTCACTATTTTAAAAAGAATCGACAATCATATGAGTTTTATAAATGGTTAGAAATTATCACAAACAATTATAATGAATTTTATGACAAATTTTTGATAAAATCAAAACAAAAATTTTGTAGCATGGATATAAATGCCGCATTAGCTGTCAAATTTATGGGCGCAGAAGAACAATTTTTGATTAGTGGTTCTATTCCCAGCTTTACACACATGAAACCAGCAGTGCAGGGCTGGGTAAAAACTCCACATAAATGGCAAGATATATTAATGACCAGCTATGATGATAACTTAATTATAGGTAATTATCTACAAACGGGAATATTTCATTATACAGAAGATGACTTTTTAAATTCAGAAATAGTAAAGGCAATCGTGGAGTCGTATAATGACTGATCGCCTTAGTGAAGAAGCAGTGAAAAAAGCTCAACAGCCTTATATAGTAAATTCTATGTATGTGCATTACGATGAGAATGGTCAAGTTGTTGCCATTTCAAATAGTAAAACATTTTCAGATAGATACTATGAAGTTCCGGCTAAAAGGGTCGAATCTTTTATGTTAGGAAAAAAAGATTTTACTGGGCTAACTTATGATTATTTTAAGTTTGATAAAGAAGTTATTAATGCAGATAAAAAGAGTATCAATGCCAATGTTCTTTATATGATTCCCTCTACATTTGAAGAAAATGTAGACTGTAAAATTTTAATTGATAAAAATAAAAAACAATTAAGATTTTTATTAACAGATCAAGCCAAAAAAGAAATTTTTTCTAGAAATTTAACAGATACTTATAAATTTTATTTTACTAAGAAGAATAATCAACATTTTTTATATAATGAATTTCTCATGTCTGGTGAAAAATTATTAGCAAATTCTTTTTTTGACATTGAACAATTACCAGAAAAGTTTAGTATCTATACAATACCGGTCTTCAATTCTTATGGTGTGATTTTAAAATGAGTAAAACTATTAAAATTATAGATTGTGATGTGATTTATCTCAGCTATGATGAACCTAATGCAGAAGAAAACTATGCAGACTTGGTGACTAAAGTGCCGTGGGCTAAACGTGTTCATGGTATATACGGGAGTGATGCTGCTCACAAAGCCTGTGCAAAAATTGCCGACACTGAACGAGTAGTCATTGTTGATGGCGATAACATTGTTAAACCTAATTTGATAGAACAACGTGTTTCTTTTAAAGATGATACAGTTGATATGAACAAAGTAGTAATTAGTTGGGGAGCAAAGAACATTATCAATGGTTTGATATATGGCAATGGTGGGATTAAATGCTGGCCAACTCAACTTATATTAGATATGAAAACTCATGAAAATGCTGACCCCGACAATCCAAAAACACAAGTTGATTTTTGTTGGGATATTAATTATACTCAAATAGATGAGTGTATGAGCGATGTCTATAATAATGCTAGTCCACAGCAAGCCTGGCGTGCAGGATTTCGTGAAGGTGTCAAAATGAGTTTGCTTGAGGGGTCCAAGTTGGCAGATTCAGGGCAACTAGCAAAATTAATTCATTGGAAAAATTTTCATAGATTGATGATATGGATGCACATAGGCAATGACGTCGATAATGGTCTATGGGCAATGTATGGTGCAAGACAAGGCTGTTATCTAACTAATTGTACCGATTGGGATCTTTTAAACGTCAGGGATTTCAAGTGGCTTAATGAATATTGGAAACAATACGTAAATCAAGATGAAAACAACTTAATGATAGAGGTTGAGAAACTCGGGGAAAAATTAAAGTCTGGTATCGGTTTAGATATGGCTGATGTTTTTACTTCAGCGCAGAGTAAAATGTTTAAAGCTATGTATACTAATCCTCCTAGGATGAAAAATAATGCAGTCGTGAGTAATTAATGTACGATATAATTTTTATTAGTTATAATGAACCCAATGCTGATAAAAATTGGTTAGCATTGAAATCTAGATTTCCTATGGCTAAACGTGTACATGGAATCAAAGGAATACATCAGGCGCATATCCATGCCGCTAAACAATGCTTTACTAATATGATATGGGTCGTTGATGGTGACGCCGTTATTCTTGACAGTTTTAATTTTGATTTTATTGCAGATAGAGAGGATTTTGTCTATGTTTGGAGAAGTAAAAATCCCATCAATGCTTTGGAATATGGCTATGGCGGAGTCAAATTGTTTCCTAGACTAGCAACAATTAATATGGATACATCTAAACCAGATATGACTACAAGTATTAGTAATCATTTTAAACCGATGCCACAAATTAGTAACATCACTGCATTTAATACTGATCCCTTTAATACATGGAAAAGCGCATTTAGGGAGTGTGTTAAATTATCTAGTAAAGTTATTGATAGGCAAAAGAATGACGAAACTGATATTAGACTACGTATTTGGACCACTGTTGGGGAAGATAAAGACTATGGCAAATTCGCAGTTCTTGGTGCTCGAGCCGGTGTGGAATTTGGTATTAGTAATAAAAATAATTTTTCTGAGCTTAAAAAAATTAATGACTTTGAGTGGCTCAAAAATAAATTTGATAAAGGCGAATAATGGAAAGTAATGTAAACAGTGTTAGTTGGCTACACGGTCTAGAAGATTATTTTAGATTTAAACAACAGCATCAAGTGGCGGATCACTGCGCTAGATTTCTAAAAGTTCTTTATTCAGAAAATAAAGGACACAGTTTAAAAAATGTCTTTATGGAGGCATTACCCAATAACTTTAATAGAGATGATGTACAGCATCTAATAAATTTTTATGCTCATACTGCTAATTCTAACGATAATTTAAAACTTAAAGAGATTAGTTCTACATTGAGCAAAATTTTTGCTGATTATAAACTTTTTAAAACAATTAATAAGTGTTATAATGGAACAATAGAAAATTTAGAAATTTGTGATGCATTTAGTAGAGGTCAAGTACAAAGTAAAATATGGATGACTAAAGAATTAAGAAAAATTAATATCTTTTTTGATAATATTTTAGTTATTGGTAGTTGGTATGGACAAATAGTTTTTTATTTTGATGATATACTTGATGATATCGGATATAAAAAAATTCGTTTATTAGATATAGATAAAACAGCTTGCCAAGTCAGTGATACGTTTTTTA